CTGGAATGAAAACGGCACCCCCCGACCCCAAGGGGGAAGGACTCACTTCCAAGGCCGGAGGCCGGCTTGACGAAAACCCCTTGACAGGGGAGGCGGAATGAAGCATACGCGACCGAACGGGCTGGCCCACGCCAGAGACTTGCAGGAACGAGCGATGGGCGTCACGCGGACGCCGGTCCGAGGCATCCCGGTGAAGCAGGGCTCCCCTCCGTTCAACCCGCTGCCAGCCAGCGCCCTGCGCTATTTTCGTCACTTCGTGGACTCCGCGGATGACGGGCACTTCCTCGTGACGGACGTTCCGGTTCTGGAGCACTACTGCCTGCTGTTGGCGCAGTTGGACAGCAAGAGAGACGAGTTTGTCAACGCAGAACTCACGGTCCCGGACCGGTTTGGCACGGAGCGAACGAACCCGGAGATCACCTCGTTCCTGAAGATGCAACAGGCGGCGCTGTCCATCGGCCAGCGGTTGCGCCTGCAGCCGTCCATGCGCGCGGTGACGGACGCGGAGAAGTCCGGTGAGTTCGGTGGCGACGATGGCGAAGGCCCAAGCGCCCCGAGCCAACGCTCCCACCTGCTGTTCGGCGGCGCGCGGGCCGCGGCCATGTACGACGAGGCCGATGAATGATTCGGGTTCCGGTCTGGGTCGCTGTGATCGTCGTCCCGACGGCGTTGGCCGCCATGCTGTTCCTCGTCGCTTTTCTCCTGTCGTGGCTGAAATGAAGAAGCTCCTGCGCTCCGCCATCCAGTTTCTACGCCGTCGCCTGTACTGCATGGTCTTCGGGCACGACCGCCTGTTCTACCTCGTCTCCACCGGACCGGAATCCCATCGCTCCGGATACGCCTGCTGGCACTGCGGCAAGGAGCTACGCGCGTGAACGACGCGGTCCTCAAGCTGAACCGGCGCATGCGGCCGGACAACAAGAAGGTCACGCGCGGCGACCTCATGGTGGAGTTCCTCCACACGTTGAAGCTCCCGGATGGTCCGGACGCCGGCCGACCTTTGCGCTTGCGCGACTGGCAGATCAACGACATCAAGCGCATCTACGACCCGGAGAAGCCGTACACCGACAGCGAGGGGAACACGCGCATGATTCGCTCGGTGCGGCAGGCGGTGGAGACCATTGGCAGGAAGAACGGCAAGACGTCCAAGGCCGCGGGCCTGCTGCTCGGCCACCTCGTCGGTCCGGAAGCGTCGTGGAACGCGCAGCTCTACTCGGCGGCCTACGAACGGGAACAGGCGGCACTGATCTACCGGGCCGCGATGTCGATGGTGATGCAGGACGACGAACTGCGGCGCATCTGCCGCCCCATTGAATCGTCCAAGGTCATTAACTGTGCGGTGAACAACTCGCGCTACAAGGCGCTGAGTGCGGAGTCGCGGTCCAAGCACGGACTGAATCCGACCTTGGTCCTTTTCGACGAGCTGGCTCAATTCCATACGGACCGTGAGCTGCTGGACGTCCTGCTGACTTCCATGGGAGCGCAGGTGGAGCCGCTGCTGCTGGTGCTGTCGACGCAGGCGGCCGACGACTTGGCGGTGCTGTCCCAGATGATCGACTACGGCCGCGAGGTCAACAGCGGCGCGACGATCGACGACTCGTTCGTCCTGATCGACTACTCCACGCCGAACGACACCGAACTGGCGAAGGACGGCGAGTCCATCTGGGACGAGGCGGTCTGGTACCGGGCGAACCCCGGCCTTGGCGACTTCCGGTCGCTGGACGAAATGCGGCAGTTCGCCCAGAAGGCCGCGAAGATCCCGAGCCTCGAGCTGACGTTCCGCAACCTGTACCTGAACCAGCGTACAGCCGCTAGGGCCGCCTTTGTGACGCCGGCAGTGTGGAACCTTGGGTCGCGGACGTTCGGCGCACTGGAGGGCCGTCCGGCGATCGTAGGGCTAGACCTGTCGTCCCGGTTGGACCTGACGGCGTGGGCGTTCTGCGTGTACGTGGAGGAGGAGGACTCTTACGAGCTCGTCCTCAAATGCTTCATGCCCAAGGAAGGGCTCGAGGAAAAGGAGAAGCAGGACCGGGCACCGTACCGGGACTGGATCGCGCAGGGCTACATCACCGCCACGCCGGGCAAGACCGTGGACTACAGTTTCGTCGCCAAGGAGCTGGCCGACGAGTGGGTCAAGTACGACATGCGCGGTCTGGCCTTTGACCGCTGGCGCATGGAGATTTTCAAGAAGGCCATGGAGGAGTCGGACCTGATCCTTGCTGACGAAATGTACTTGCCGTTCGGTCAAGGTTTCAAGGACATGAGCCCGGCTGTCGAGTCGTTTGAGGAGCTGCTGGTGTCGGAGCGCCTTGTCCACGGAGGCAACCCCGTGCTGCGCTGGGCGGTGGCAAATGCAGTCATAGAGAAAGATGCCGCAGGTAATCGTAAACTCACGAAAGCGAAAAGCACCGGGCGCATTGATCCGGTGGTCGCCGCGGTGATGGCGGTCGGCGCTTTTGCGCCGAAAGGCGAGGAAAATACGTCGTCGATGATTTCTTCAATCTAGGTGCCGGATGAAACCAATCTTCAAGGAAGCGAACCTCGAGACTCGGGCCGCAGACATCGACCCGGACGAGACGATGCGCTTTATCGCCAGCACCGAAGCCACGGACCGATACGGCGACGTCGTACGGGCCGACGGCTGGGATCTGGCGTCCTTCCGCAAGAACCCCGTTATCCTTTTCGGTCACAGCCACAGCGCCCCGGTGGGCGTGGCGACGCGCGTGTGGGTTGAAGCGAAGAAGCTGATGGCGGACATCAAGCTCGCGGCCCAAGGCACAAGCGAACTCGTCGACTCCGTTCGGGCGCTGGTGCGCCAGCGCATCCTGCGCGCGGTGTCGGTTGGTTTCCTCCCGAGCGAATACAAGGAAGTACGATCCGACGGCAATTTCGTCGGCTACGAGTTCACGAAGCAGGAGTTGCTTGAGATCAGTCTAGTGGCAGTGCCGGCCAATCAAGAGGCTCTGGCAGTGGCACGATCGCTGAACATTCCAGCTGAACTCCACGGGACGCTGTTTCGGCCGGATGCCCCAAGCTCGGGGCGCAAGAACCTGTCGGCCGACAGGGCTCGTCTGCAGCTGGAAATGCTCCAAGTGCGGAGCGGTAGCACATTCACCTGAATCAAACCCTCTCCACAAGGACTACAGCAATGACCCTCAAAGAACAGATCGAAGCCGCCCGCAAGAAACGCGCGGAACAACTCACCGCCCTCGAGGCGCTCGTCACGAAGTCGGAGTCCGAAGACCGTTCGCTCACCGACGACGAGCAGGCCACGTTCGACGGCATCAAGACCGAAATCAAGTCGCTGGACGAGCGCCTGACCCGTCTGACCGACACCGAAGCGCTGATCCGCGACAACGCCAAGACCGTCGTGCCGGACGACAACAACGACGTCACGAAGTCGGGCCTCATCATCAAGGTCGACAGCAAGCGGCCGAAGGTCAAGGGCGCGTTCTTCGCCAAGCAGGCGCACTTCCTGTTCCTCGCGCAGGGCAACACCCACGTCGCCGCCGAGCTGGCCGAGCGCGCCGGTGACAAGGAAATGGGCGCGGTCCTGCGTGCCGCCGCCGCGGGTGCCACCTCGACGACGTCCGGCTGGGCGACGGAGCTGGTGGACACGGAAATTCAGGACTTCATCGAGCTGCTGCGCCCGATGTCGATCTTCAGTCGCATGCCGGCTGGCAGCACCGTGTCGTTCGACAATACGAACAGCATCAAGCTGCCGAAGATGAGCACCGGCACGCCGGGCGGGTTCGTGGCGGAGGGCGGCGCGATCCCCGTGAAGGCGGGTGCGTTCACCTCGGTCACGTTGACGCCGAGCAAGCTGGGCGTCATCACCGTCGCCACGAAAGAGATTCTGGCGCGTTCGAGCCCGGCGCTGGAGCAGATCCTGCGCGACTCGATGCTGCGTGACACGGCCATCACCCTCGACCGCCGCTTCCTGTGCGCGACGGCCGCGGGCTCGGGTGCCCCGTCCGGCCTGTTCCACACGGACAACGCCCCGGCCGCCATCACGGCGAGCAACCTGTCCAACGCCGCCGACGACGCGATCGCCGACATCAAGGCGATGCAGCAGGCCATGTACTCGGCCAACGTGCCGGGCGCGAACCTCGTGTGGCTCATGCACCCGTCGAAGAAACTCGACCTGATGAACCTGCGGGCCGCAACCGGTTCGTTCTACTTCCGCGACGAACTGAAAGGCGGAACGCTGGACGGCATCCCGGTGATGGACTCGTCGGTGTTCGACAAGGGCGTCAACGACGGCTCGACGACCAATATCCGCACGGTGGCGCTGGTTGACGCCTCGCTGCTGGTCAAGGGCCAAGGCATCGCCCCGACGCTGGCTCTGTCGAGCGAAGCCACGCTGCACATGGACGACGCGCCCAACGCCGACATCCTCGTGCCGTCGTCCGGCGGCCGCTCGCTGTTCCAGACCGACAGCGTTGGCCTGCGCCTGACGTGGGAAACCACGTGGCGCATGCGTCACACCGTCGGCGTGCAGTACATCAACAACGTGAACTGGTAACAGAGGTCAGGGGAGCTTCGGCTCCCCTCCTTCTATTCCCACTAACGTCAAGGAGTACGCATGCCCACGCGCTTCCCTGTTACCACGCGCTCCGGCTTCACCAAAGCCAGCGGTGCCGGACCGAACGCCGCGCTTTCGCAAACCTACGAGGAAGCGCGTTTCAACATCGCCGCCAAGGAGTGTGTCGCTCCCACGGCTCCAACGAACAGCGTTGCGCCGGCACGTTCCGGCACGGCGCAAGTCGGCCAGACGTTGTCCTGCACGCAGGGCACGTGGGCCGGCACGAACATCGTGTATGAATACGAGTGGCAACGCAACTACGGCGACGGCCAATGGAACCGGATCATGTCCGGCAACGGGGCCAGCACCTACGTCTGCGTCGCGGCCGACGTCGGCAGCACGCTGCGTTGCACGGTGATCGCCCGCAACGGCGGCAACCCGGTGAAGGTCAGCACTACCGCCTCGGCGACAGTCATCGCGTAACCGACAAGGAAAGAACATGGACCAAGTAAGGAAACAAGTCGAGAGCGTGAAGACTCACGACGCCGCCAGCGCGGCCGTCGTCGGGACTGCCACGCTGGCCGAGCGCCTCGGCCTGAAGGGTACGTACCGCTGCGAACTGCTCCGTGTCAAACCGGAGTTCAAGGCGGAGGCCGACGGTCTGCTGGCACAGCTCCTCGTCGAGCAGGCAGCCGGTAACACCGACGACGCCGAACAAATCGACGCGCTGTTGAAGGCGTTGCCGCGGGAGAGCGTGTGGGTTGATACGATCCACAACGTCATCACCGACGTCGGTGTCCACGACATGCTGGACAAGTACCTCGGCCTCGCCGCGCAGACCGGCATCTTCATGGGGCTGAAGGGCACCGGCACGGCGACGGCGGCGCACACGCAGGCGTCGCACGCTGCGTGGCTCGAGCAGGGTGCGGCCAACGCCCCGACGTACTCCGGCACGCGCAAGACGCCAACGCTGGGTGCGGCTACCACGCGGACCAAGGCCACCTCCTCGGCCTCGTCGTTCACGTTCACTGGCGGCGGTACCGTCTACGGTTGTTTCATCAACCTCGGCGGCACCAGCGCGATCGACAACACGACGGGCATTCTGTTCTCGGCAGGGGACTTCTCTGGCGGGCAGAAAACGGTCGTGGCGACGGACGTGTTGAACGTGAGCTGGCAAGTGCAACTGACGTAACACGCTGAACCCAACTCTTAGGAGCACGACATGGCATTGAAGTTCAAGAAGGGGCAGCGGGTTCGGCAGGTCATGCCCGCGCCGATGGAAGGCGCTGTGGCGAAAGCGCTGGTGGTTGACGACGAGGTGCAGTTCCTCGTGATCGAAGGCGATCAGGCCCGGTGGTTCAAGGAGGGCGAGATCGAGCTGGTCGAGGAAAAGGCAGTCGCCGAAGAACCGACGCTCTAATGCGC